GCGCTGCCGAGTGGAAGTTGTACCGGACGGCCGCGAGCGGTAAGGAAGAGGATCGGGTCCAGGTCATGCGGCACGCTGCCTTGAAGGCGTGGCGCACACCGAACCCGTTCATGACCAACCTTGAGTTCGTACACGCGTTTCAACAGCATCTTGAACTTGTGGGGGAAACGGACTGGCTGGTTGGTCGGTCTGCGGGGTACGACGTCCCGCTGGAACTGTGGCCCATCCGTCCCGACCGGATCGCCCCGGTGGAGCACCCGACCAAGTTCATGACCGAGTGGACTTACTCCGGCCCGGACGGGCAGACGATCCCGCTCCGGCTGGACCAGGTGATCCAAACCAAGTTGCCGAACCCATGCGACCCGTACCGGGGCATGGGCACGCTGCAATCCGTCATGCACGACGTCGACGCAGCCCGGTACTCCGCACGCTGGAACCGGAATTTCTTCCTGAACGGGGCCATGCCGGGTGGTGTGATCGAGGTACCCGACAAGCTGTCAGACCCCGAGTGGAACGAGATGCAGGATCGGTGGGAGTCGTCCCACCGGGGAGTGGACAACGCCCACCGGGTAGCGATCATCGAACGTGGCAAGTGGGTTCCTGCCATGTTCTCGATGCGGGACATGCAGTTCGGCGAGTTGCGCGAGGTGTCCCGCGAGATCATCCGGGAAGCCTGGCGCTACCCCAAGGCCATGTTGGGCACGGCAGAGGACGTCAACCGGGCCAACGCGGAAGCGGCAGAGGTCATGCTCGCTCGCTGGCTCGTGCTCCCCCGCCTCCGGCGTATCCGGGACACCCTGAACTTCAAGTTCCTTCCCCTCTTTGGGCTCACGGCCACGGGCCTTGAGTTCGACTTCACGAGTCCCGTACCCGAGGACCAGGCAGCGGAGAACGCTGAGCGGGACAGCAAGGTAGCGGCGTACGTGGCCCTGGTTGGGGCAGGGGTTGAGCCGGACGACGCTTCGGAATACCTCGACATGCCCAAGATGTCGATCAAGGTAACGAGCACGGTCGGCCCGCCCGTGACCGACCCGGCGTTGCCGCCCGTTCCGCCTGAACCGGCACCTGAACCCGCTCCGGCAGCCCACGTGCATGAGCACCGGGTGTTGCCGATGCTGCCCATGATGCTGCTGGCCACCAACGCCACCCCGCGGGAGACCGACCCTGCATACCTCGCCTACCAGGCGGAGATCGACAAGTTGGTGGGGGACTGGTCCGGGATCACCGAAGCGCAGCGTGCAGAGATCCATGAGCAGGTCACGGCCGCTGTCGACACCGGAGACATCACCACCCTGGCCGCGCTCGTGGTCACCACGGCAGGAGCGGGGGCCCTCTTGACCGCGAGCATGATCTCTCTGTTCGGGGCGATCGCCGCTCTCACCGTGGCGGACGCCGCTGTCCAGGGTGTGACCATTACGCCGGCGGTCGCCGTTGCGTCGCAGGTAGCGGACGTGGCCAACGTCGTAGTTGCGCTCATGGCGTCCGGGCTGGCTGACGCGGCAGCCCGGGAAGCGCTCCGTTTGACCGTGCCAGGGGCTACCGGCAGCGCGGTAGCGGACCAGGTGGACGAACACCTCGCTGCGTTGTCCGATGACTTCCTGCATGGGCGTCTCGGTGGGGCACTGTGGCGGGCGGCGGCCGCCGGATGGGGCCAGACGGTCAGTGACGCCCTGGCTGCGGGGGAAGAGGCAGAGTTCTACGCCTCCGAACGGCTGGACCTGAACACCTGCGCACCGTGCCGTGAGGTGGACGGCAAGCACCTGGTGTCGTGGGAGGCTGTCGTGATCGCTGGGTACGCCAACAACGGCGGGTACCTCGATTGCCAGGGTGGCGAGCGTTGCCGTGGTCGGGTGCGAACCGTCTGGATCGGAGTACGTGATGCGTAAGTGGCCACGGATGGTCAACCAGGCAGAGGACCGGCCGGACTGGTGCGCCATCCGGCCCAAGCTGGTTCACCCCGGCGGGGGGCCGACAGCTCAGCTCACGCCGGACGCCAACACGACCGAGGTATGGGTGTACGACGAAATCGGTTACTGGGGCACTACGGCCAGTGACTTTGTCGGGCAGCTCAGCGAGATCTCGACCCCGACCATTGATCTGCACATCAACTCTCCAGGTGGTGAGGTGTTCGACGGACTCGCGATCTATGAATGCCTCCGGGTGCACCCTGCCAGCGTCACCACGTACGTGGATGGCCTGGCAGCGAGCATCGCGTCCGTGATCGCCATGGCCGGTGACAAGATCATCATGGGCCGGTCGGCGCAGATGATGATCCACGACGCGTCCGGCGGTTCGTGGGGCAACGCTCGCGACATGCGCGACACGGCCGACCTGCTGGACCGGCTGTCTGAGCAGATCGCGGGTGTCTACGCCGATCGATCCGGCAAGCCGTCCAAGACGTGGCGCCAGTGCATGCTGGACGAGACGTGGTTCTTCTCGGCGGAGGCGGTCACGGCTGGCCTGGCTGACGAACTGTCGCCTCTCCGGCGCAGCGATGGGGACCCGCAGGCGCCGACCGATCGGTGGGACCTGTCCGTGTTCCGCTACTCCGGCCGGACGTCTGCCCCTCCGCCTGTTGTGCCGACTCCTCCGCCTGTCGATGCCGTCCCGAGCGGCCTTCAGCCACTGTCCGATTCCGAATTGTCCGAAACAATCGCTCTCTTGAGGGAGGCGTTCACAGCATGACCAAGGTTGCAATCCCGACCTCTGCGAGCGAGCTTGAAGAACTGCTCAATGATGGTCCGCGTGTCGGCGAACTGATCAAGAACAACCAGTTTGGCGAGTTCGTGGCGGCGTACTCCAAGACGATCCAGCGCACCGATCCCGACCTGATCCAGCAGATCAATGAGGGGATGCAGGCGGGCTTGCAGGACTTCCTGCGACGCAACGAGCAGACCCGCCCGGACATCCCGACCGAACTGGTCAAGCCCGGTGCCCACGTCGATCTGCGGATTCACCCGACCGCACTCGGGGCGCCGCTCAACAAGGAATTTCCCGGTGGGTTGCGAGAATTCCTCACGTCCACCATGCCGACCAACCGTCTGACCAGTTCGGACGTGGATCGGTGGCGTCGGATCAGGAACGACTACTCCTCCATCGACCCGAGCAAGGGCGGATTCCTGGTCCCGGAGACGATCCGGTCGGGCCTCATGGCCAACGCCCTGGAGACGGCCATCATGCGCCCCCGGGCGACCGTGGTCACGATGGACGCTCCCCGGGTCGTCTTCCCGGCGATCGACGAGACGACCCGCTCGGGCAGCGTGTTCGGAGGTATCTCGTGGGCGTGGGTGGCGGAGGGTGCCGCCATGCCGGAGTCGGAGGCGCGCTTCGGCCGCGTCGTGCTCGACGCGTCCAAGCTGGTCACCTACTGCGAGGTGCCGAGCGAACTGCCGCTGGACGCTCCGCAGGCGTTCGGTGACGTCATCGACCAGCGGATGCCTGCGGCCCTGGCGTTCGGGCAGGACTACGCATACCTCGTGGGCACGGGTGTCGGTCAGCCTCTCGGGTACCTGAACGCGGCCAACAAGGCGCTGGTCAGCGTGGCCAAGGAAACCAACCAGCCCAACGACACGATCGTCGTGCAGAACATCAACAAGATGTTCAGCCGCATGACCCCATCGTCGCTGAAGTCGGCGGTGTGGGTGGCCACGATCGACACGTTCCCCCAGTTGGCCGAGATGAGTCTGGCCACGGGTACCGGCGGGTCGCCGGTGTGGCTCAACAACGGTGTGGTCGGCGCTCCCCCGATGACGATCTACGGGCGCCCGGTCGAGTTCACCGAGAAGACCCCGACGCTCGGGGACCTCGGGGACATTTCGTTCGTCGACCCCACTCAATACCTGGTGGGCGACATGCGCCAGATGCGGGTCCAGTCGTCCGAACACTACAAATTCAATCAGGATCTGATCGTGTACCGGGTCATCGACCGGGGAGACGGTCGGCCGTGGATGCTGTCGGCCGTGACTCCCGCCAACGGCGCGACCAACACGCTGAGCCCGTACGTCACGCTGGCCGCACGCTGAGCCCATGCCTGACAAGATCTTTTAGAGAGGAGTGATCCATGAAAGGCTTGGGACGACTGTTCGACGTCGGCATTGCGTGGGCACCGGTCGATCTGGACGGTGCGGACGGCGCGACCGGCAAGCGGATCAGCATGGTCGGGTGCAAGGGCATCACGTTCCTGATGGTGTGCGGTACCGGACCGGCCACGTTCTCGCTGGACGTCACACAGCACACCGCGTACACCGGCGGCACCACGGCAGATCTGGACCCCACCGGGGCAAGCACGTGTCAGGGCATCACCGAGTACTGGTACAAGTCGGAAGCGGCTCTCGACAACGATGAGACGTGGACGCTCGGGACGCAGACCGAGGCCAGTGAGATCACGCTGGACGCCATCGGCACGGTGCAGAAGATCGTGGCGGTGTACATCGATGCCACCCAGCTTGCCGACGGGTACACGCACATCTCGGTCAATGCCGTGAGCGCCAACGGCACGGCGCACCTGTCGACCGGGCTGTACATCCGGCATGATCTGCTGGACCAGCGGGTTCCGAGCTTGCTCGGCAACCTGCTCAACCCCGGGGCGGCCAACGCCTGATCGGGTGCAAGCGCGGGCGGGGGTGGAAGATGCCTCCGCCCGCTTTCCACAACCGGTATCCACTGGCTGTGCACAAAATGTGGACACAACCACACTAAAAGAGTGGAAGTACTCAAATGGCCATGGCAGGGGTACGGAGCTACTTCGATTCGTCCGGCAACCTGGTGTTCACCAAGCTGGACGGTACGGCGATCTTCTCGATCAACACGGCCGGGACGATCTCGATCGCAGGGATCGAGTACACCTTCCCGACCGACAACGGCGACGCCGGAGAACAGTTGCAGACGGACGGTTCCGGCGTCCTTACGTGGGAAGCGTCGGGGGTCTGACGTGGCAGCCCGGAAAGCTAAGGTCGAGCCGGACACGTCGATCATCGATGACGAACTTGAAGCACTGCAACGGGTACTCGATGGATCACCTTTGCAGGCGGGGGACATCCGGAAGGCGGTTCGTCGTCTGTACAACGATGTGCGGTACCTGACCGCTACTGTGGACGGTGCGCCGTGACGGCGGTATCCAATG